CCTCCCCGATTATGAAGCCGTCCCCGTCGCCATCTGGAACCATTATGCAAAGCACCATATCATTGACGCCCGGCGTCCACTCTGTCACAAATGCTTCATGGCTGTGGCTTACTTCCTTTAACATTTGCCCGTTGTAGTCATATTTCAGCGTTGTTTTTGCCGTCTGTCCCTCTGCGCCGCTTTCCATTGCTGGCACAACATACACGGGACGTTTTATAATTCTTAAATCACCGGAAGTTATACCGCCTTTGTCCTTGAATTTCACACGGGCTGTCATTTTGCTGGCGTTCACACTCTGCACGGTGCCAAGCCGTACTATGTTTTTTAATTCTGTCATATCTGCCATTAGTAGCCCTCCAATACCTGTTGCAATTCAATCTGTGTTGTATATCCTCCCGTTAATTTGTGGGTTGCTTTTGTAATCTTGTACTTTCTGTCAAACTTCTGGAAGCCCTTTAATTTGACTGTGGCACCTGCCACCAGCTGCACATCACCAAGCATTGTGAAACTTGCTGTAAACTGCTGTGTGTTCTTTTCACGCAGTCGTTTTTTTGCCAGTTCGTATGCTTCATTTGTGCTTCTGACCTTTTCGTTGACTTCAAGTGTTTGCCCGGTTCCCTCTGTGCTGTCTGCCGTGTATGTGCTTTCAATCGTTTCTTTGCTGTCCGGGTCCGTATACGAAACATGGCAGCTGGTGTATGCTGTATCATGCAGGCTGGTTCCCAGCTTGTATGAAATATAATCACCGCTGCCATATTTTATGGTTTTTATAGGTGGCTTGCTGTCATACTCTGCGGCGTCATAGATAACCACATTCATTGTGGTTACTTTCAGCGCAAGCCCTGCCGCTTTACATAATTTCTGCAAAAACACAATGTCCGACGTCTGTACCTGCTCTTTTCTTTTGTACTTTGGTATATTGTCCGCAATGTACATCAGTTTCAAGTTGCTTTCAGACGCTATCTGCTCTGCAATCACTTTCAAATTGGTGTTTTCCCACGCCTTTGATTTTCTTTCTACTCTCATTTTGGAAGTATAAGGAATTGACGTGCCCTTTAGTGTGATTTTTGTTGGCGGTCCGCTGGCATCTACGCTGTCCAGTTCAAATGTCCCACAGTCCAGCACGGCGTCTTTGCCGTTATCATGCCAGTTCTTCTGGACTATTGTTGCTGTTATCAATTTAGGGTCAGACACTTTCTTTGTTGTTTCTTTCGTTTCTGTGACCGTCTGTGTTGTTGTACCGCCCGTTGTGATTTTGAAAACCTGCCCCGGATATATTAAGTTAGGGTTTTTAATATTGTTTTCAGAAGCAATCTGCGGGTATTTTGTACCGCTTCCCAGATACTTTTTGGCAATAGCCCAAAGCGTATCACCTTTTTTGACCACATAATTGACAACGCTTGCAGCTTCAACCTGCTTTTGCACCGTCGTTGTGGTCTTAATGAAAGTCGGCTTTACTTCCAGCCAGCTTCCCAGCCACTTTCTTTCTCTATCATCAAACGCAAGCTGCAAATCGTCTGCGTTGTCTTCGTCTTCATCAGTGAAAGTAAGGCTGCTTAAATATTTATTTATATCTGCCGGGACTTTTACGTTTTGAAATTTCAACCGCAGTTCCACCCGGCGTGCCATGTCTTTTGCGCTCATTCTACGTCAGCAGCCCCCTTTTCCACGGTGGCAGTTCCAGGTCTTCTTCGTCTTCCACTTCCGGGATTGTTAATACAACCCCGGCAGGGAAAACGTAGGTGCTGGCGTACTTGACATTGGCTTTCATCAGCTTATCTGTATGCAGGACACTTCCCATTTGTTCAAATGCTATCTTGTCCCACATATCCCCAGATATTGTTGTGTAGCTTTTAGTCATATTTCTGCCGCTTCTCCTTGTCTTCTTTTTCGTCCAGCAGGTCTTCAACGTCACGCAGCAACTTTCTGTTGTTCTCTTCCAGCTTTGCGTCCAAGTCTTCCGGCTTGTCCCCGTTGATAACTATTGTCGGACTGTTGTTGATAGTTACGTTGTTTGCACTTCCACCGCCGCTTCCTGCGCCTGCTGTTACCTCTGGCGCTGTGTTGTAGTTATTCACCGTCTGCGGTGCTGTTGTGGTCTGTGCTGTTGGCGCTACCGCTGCCGCTGTTGTGGCTGCCGTATTCTGTGCAGCCAGAATGTTTCTTGTCTGGTCTGCTGTAAACACCGTGCGCCCCGGTGCGTTCGTGATTAACTCCGGTCCGTCTTCTCCGGCAATGAACGTGTCCGGCGTTGATGAAGTACCTTTTGCAAATCCCGGTATCAGCGGAATATTTATGCCTTTCCCGCCAATGCCCGGCACCCAGTCCGGCACTTTTAATTTATTAAGTCCAGAAATTACGCCATTTACCGCAGAAACAACCGCACGCAACGGCGCTTTTATGATTTCACCAAGACCGCTTACAGCGCCAGAAAAAATGGTTTTAATGCCGTTCCACGCCCGTGACCAATTCCCGGTGAAAACACCAGTTATAAAGTCGATTAAGCCTTGAAATACGGTCATTACACTTTTTACGATATTGGTTATGGTTGTTAGCGCTCCACCAAGTACAGACGACAGTACGGACGCCAGAACTTGAATGACTGGAACCAGCGCATTAATTAAAGTTGTCAGTACTGGCAAAATTGCGCTTATGATAGTTTGAAATAGCGGTAACAGTGCATTTATGACCTGCACCAGCACTGGTAAAATACTACTTACCAATAATTGAATGATAGGCAAAATTTGGTTCAGTAATTCAATGATAACTGGCAGTATAGCTGAAATAATCTGCGTTACTACTGGTATTAGCTGCGCTATCAATTCAATTATGATAGGTAGTACAGCCGTTATCAGCTGCCCGGCAATCTGGATAATTGCGGTTATTAACTGCCCCAGTACTGGAAGTATTGCTGAAATGAACTGTGCCAGCAATGGTGCAAGTTGTGTTATTAGCTGCACCAGCACTGGAAGTATGCTTGTTGCTGCTGTTTGTAGTGTTGAAATAATCGTTGGCAGTATTTGTTGAAGTGTTGAAAATACATCTGTTGAAACTCCCGCAAATGCTGTCTTGAAAGCGTCGCCAACCATTGTGATTGACGCCCATATCTGGTCAAAAATCTTTAGCCCCTCGTCACCGAAAGTCTGTTGTATTTTCGCCCTTACGTCTTCAAGGTTGTTGGCAACATAATATATTGCTGCGCCTATTGCTGCCGCTACCGCCACAATAGGTCCCAGTTTAACTGCTATGCCGCCCGCTTTTGTTGCTACCCCTCCAAGGCTTTCTGCTGCTTTTAATGCTTTGAACTTCTCAAACGCACCCATAATTCCCAGAATGCCTTTTTTGGCTTCCAAGAAGCCCAGCTTCGTTCCAAGCCCAGCAACTTTAAGCCCGGCAAGCCCGGCAACCAGCTTTAATACTGTTTGCACTGCTTTTGGGTTTTCTTGTGCAAATTCTGATACTTTGGTTACTAATGACGCCACTTTGTCTGCCAGATTTCCGACAATCGGCAGTAGGTTTTGACCAAGAACAATGCCCAAGTTCGCAATACTGTTCTTTGCCTTTTCCATTTTGGCTTCTGTGGTGTCTTCCATTTTGGCAAATGCGCTGTCTGTTGCTCCAACGCTGTTCACCATGTCTTGTACGCTTGAATTGAAGCCGTCAACTCCGTTTGACAGAAGCGACATTGCCGCTTTTCCAGCTTCTGAACTGCTGAACATATCAGATAGGGCAAGACCGGACTTGCTGGCTTCTTCCTGTATACCTCCCAGAATTTCCCCAAGTGATTTACCACTTGCCATCAATTCTGCAAAGCTGCCGCCCATCTTCTGCCGCAATAGCTTGTCTGTCGAACTTCCAGACTTTGACAACTCATTCAACATACTGTTCATGTATGTTGTCGTTTCTGCGGCTGCAATACCTTTGCTGGTCATTATTGCATATCCGGCGCATAACTGTTCCAGTGAAACATTGCTGGCGTTTGCAGTCGGTATGATTTTACCCATACTGCTTGCCAGTTCTCCTACTGTTACTTTACCTTTGTTCTGCGTCTGTACCAGCATATCTGATACCGTGCTTACTTTGTCCGCACTCATGCCGTATGCGTTCAATACGGTTGTTAATACGTCCAGCGTTTGCGAACTTTCCGCAAATCCGGCTTTTGCTAACTTTGTACTATTTGTAACAAAGTTTACGGCGTCACCTGTCTTCTGTCCGGCAGATATAGCGTTGTACACATCATCAGCAATGGCATTGGCTGCAATTCCTGTCTTGTTTGACAGTTCCATTATCTGTTGTGACAATGTGCCCAGCGGGACTTCCTGCGTATCTGCAATGGTTCCCACCTTTGCTATTGCTGTTTCGTACTGCTGCGCCGCCTGCACGGGTCCTGCATACACTGCGGCAGCTACGGCACTAATTGCACCGATAGTTCCCACCAGCTGTCCTTTTGTCTTTGAAATGCTCTGTTCCACCTGCTGTTGCTTATCATTCAGTTTTTGCAACGTCTGTTGTGAAGTTTGCAGCTTTTCATAGGACTTTTGCAGTCTTCCGTTTGCTTCTTCCAGATTGTCCGTATTTACCCCGGCTGCTTTCAATTCGTCGGCGTAACTGTTTAATTGTTTTTCCTGTTCTTCAATTTTGGCAGTGGTCTGTTGTATCTGGTTTTCATTCTTTTCAAGCTTCTTCCGCAGTGCTTCTGTGGGTTCGCCTGTCTGCTGCAATTCCTGCTGTAATCGGTCATGCTCTGCGTTAAGCTGTGCCAGCCGTTCTTTGTTCTTGTCGATGGCGGCAGACTGCTTTGTGTAGCCGTCAATCTTTGATTGCAGGGAATTGACATTTTTTAAGCTGTCCCGTAACTGGTTATTGGTGTTAATTGCGCTTTTGAATGTGCTGTTAAAATTGCCACCCAGCGACGCTTTCAGCTTAAAAAGCAGTTCAAATTCCTTTTGTGACCCTGCCAAGCTGTTTCACCTCCCTACGCATTATTGCTGTTCTGTTTCTGCTCTTCCGCTTCTTCTTTTTCCACTTCATTTATGGTTTCAATCCATGCAAAAAGTCTGCGTATAGGCATTTGTAGCCAGAACGGGACGGGCGTATGTGAAGCCCTTGACATTTTGTATATCTGCTTTCTTATGAACTTTGCGGGTTCTTTAATTTTTAATAGCCCGCAGCAATTAAAAAATCCCTTGCTTTGTTCTTAATCTTCATGTAATCACCTACCGGAAGACGTCTGATTTCATCAGAAGCAACCCCCGCAGCCTTTGCCGCAAGAATACACTGGAACGCAGAAGAAATTTCCGGTGAAAGTGCGTATTTGTTCTGGTCTGCAAGCTCCTGTTCTACCGCTTCAATATCTTCACCAGTCAAATTGTCAAAATAGAAAGTTAATTTTGTATACTTCTTTCCCTCAATTTCTCTGGGCTTCTTGAATGTGTGTGTATAATTCAAGCTGCCGTCTTCTTCCTTGTCTTTCTTCTTGTCGTCAAAATTGACCACGCCGCTTGCCTGTGCTTCCTGCATTTCCTTTTCCTGCTCTGTTACCTGCTCCATGTTTTCAGTTGTGTTTGTTGTATCTGACATCGTTTATTCCTCCATATCTTTGATTTTAGGCAGGAAAAAACCAGCGGTCTTCCCGCTGGCTCCTGCTGTCTTTTTTTACTTTCCTAGTGCTTTTCTGACGTCCTTTAAGTAATCTTTGCCATTGATAATGCACACAAAGTTTAACGGGTCAATTTCCGTTACCTTTGAACCGTCCAGATACATTGCATAGTATGAAACGGCGTATTCGCCGCTTACATCAGCTGTTGAAGCTGCCGCAACTTTTCCAAGTGCTGTCTTCTTCGGCTTCACTTTCATGATATGCTTTACGCCGGACACTTCGTTTGCGCTTGTGCGCAGGTTCATTCTCTGCTGTGCAACTCGCAAGTCAATTCTGTGTACCCGTGGTTCCATCAGCTTGACTGCTGCTGCTGTGACAGTTCGGAAATTGAAAGTTGTTGACATTGCGTTTAAGTGACCGATTATAATTTCTTCGATATTTCCCGCAATGCCTGCGCCGCTTAATTCCTCTGTCATGTATTCAAGGTCTGGCAGTGTCACTTCTGTTGTTCCCAGATACTCCGTGGCGTCCTCATAAATCGCATAGTTAATAACTAATTCATCAACTTTAGACATTCTGTTTCACCTCCCTGTTATGCTGCCACCAGTGCTTCAAGATATGACAAGTCATATTCAAGCACAAAGTCCATTTTCTGCATTGGTGATGGCGGTGTCATATAAATGTGAAAACGCACAATTCCTGCTGCAAGCTGGCTTGTGCTGTTTTCGCTTTCGTTGAACTCCACACGTCCACCAATGATTTTTTCATCAGTTGCAAGGCTTGCCAGCCAATCATTGATTGACTGCACAACTGCGTCAATCAGACGTCTTTTAATTCCTCTGTCAATATAGTTCCAGTACGTCAAAACAAGTGTCTTTGCAACCCACTTGAACATACGGTTGATACAGTAGAAATAGTCCGTCACGTCTGTGTTGGCAGGATAACAAGCCGTATAATTTCCCCAGCTTACAAAGCCATTAAAGAAATTAAGTGCGGTCACAACGCCGTTTTCATTCAAGTAGTTTGCCTGCTGAATATCCATGACTACTTCCAAACCGTCCGCAGTAACCATTCTATCTGCCTGTATGCCCTTGTTTGAAGCGCTTTCGCAAGGTGTACCTCCGCCGTACTCTTCCGCATTGTCTACGGCTGACATACTGGCTGCAAGCTGTGTTGAAAGATTAAAAACTCTATCTCCCAGCGCAACTTTAGGGAAGCAGACAACTTCTGTTCTTTTTGTGAAGTTTTTCTGTTTCTTCCATGCTGGCACTTCCGTGTAGTATGTCGCCCCGGTTTCTGCCGTGCAGTCAATGTCCAGAATTGCTTCACCCTCAAACAGTCCGTTGATATTCTCTGCTTTTGCAGACATTACAGCTGCAACCTCTGCGTCATGTGACCAATTCGGACACAAAATAAGGTCTGGAACCTTTGTATAAAGCGGAAATACATTGTTAATCAGTTCAAGTCCGGTTGTCTTGTGTGTGCTTACGCTGTAACCGCCGATAATATCACTTTTTGTGACCTGTGAAGCGTCCACGGCGTCATATTTCACAGTAAGTTTGCCCGTGGTTTCTTTTAAGAACTCCACAACGCAGTTTGTGTCACTGTAAAATACTTCGTAATCTTCCCCAGCTGTCTTTCCTGTGATTTCCACACTGCCTGCGATTGCTTCCGCAGGTAATACAATCTGACCGTCTACAACGTCCATCTGTGTTTCATCAACTGTTTTCTTGTGTTTCTTAGGGTCAAGAACATTTACAAAGAACACCTGCGCAGAATTGAACAATGTAAACGCTGTGTAAATCTCTTCGCAAAGGCTGTATTTCTTCCAGTTGTCAGAATATCCCAACGCCTGCACTGCTTCTGTGTAGCTTGAAGCCATGATAACTTCATTTACTTTTCCGTTTACCATCTGCACTGGTGCCGTTCCAACCACAAAATGTACGCCCGTATCTACGGACACTGGCGTGATTGCGCCATTGTTTGTCTTGCTGGCGTTTACTCCATGTGATACGTCACTCATTTGTTATACCTCCTGTTCTGCGTATGCAAGGGCGGCAGCCTTTAAGTCTGAATAATACTTGTTGTATACATTCCCGGTTGTCTTCACCTTGTCTTTCTTGTCTGCCAGTTCGGAAATAGGAACCAGCATTTTTCTTACAAGCGGGAACTTTTCAAGAATGAAAGAAAGTTCTTCTTCAATCTCTTTGTCTGTTCCCTCAAAAATCTTGTTGCATGGCAGCATTGCTTTTGGCAGGTTCGGTCCAATGTAAATCAGCTTTACTGTTTCCGACTGCGTTTTTGCCGTTTTTACGGCTTTTTCTTCTGTTGTGGTATTTTCTACCGCCTGCACCTTTTCAGCGTCCTTTTCGGCTGCTGTGGCGCTTGCTGTGGTCGCTTTTGCCATTTCGTCTTCCTCCTGTCTATAAATTGTGCAAAATCTCTGCCACATCACGTTGCGTGACTGGCATACTCCAATTTGTCACCATTTCGCCCATGTAGTATGGCGGCGTGGTGTCTTGATATACGATATATTCCAGCGGCAGTTCCAAAGCAAATTGACCGCCGCCGATTGTCCCAGCTTTCTTTAATTCGCTGCGCACTCTCAAAATCAGATTGAGAAGCGCCAGCGGTCCGTCCTGCCCATCTTCTGAATACACCGCAAATATTATTCTTACTTTGCAGCTGTCTTCTTCTGGTTCGTTCGCTGCTTTTTCGTCTGTCCCTGTTAGGAACTTAACCAGAATATATGGTACTTTCTGTTGCACGTCGTCCGGTTCCGGCAGTCCCATTTTGTACACCTCAACTGCCCTTTCTTTTGCTTCATTGCTCCCCGTTCTGGTTCGCACTGGCAAAATTATGTCAGACGTGCTTTCTTTTATGAACTGCTGCAAATTTTCCAATAAAAAAGCTGGTGTCATGCCTTACCTCCATAACCATTCAAAATTCTGTTCATTTCATGGATTATTCTTTCATTTACCAGTTCTTGTACCTCTTCTTGCAAGTCGTCCATAACTTCTGTGTTTCCCACCATCTGTGCCGCTGAAAGACCCATCAGCTGTTCTGTTGGAACACGCTTTCTTGTAAGTCGTTCATATACTCCCATGCCGTTTCTCATGTTTGCAACAAATGCGTCCTCAAATGGTGTGGCGCTGCCGCCTTTTTTCAACTGTGCCCGCACCTGTTTTCCGGTTCCAGACTTTGTGGGTGTCACTTTGAATTGATACAGTGGTAATTTTGTTCCAGCAAAAGAAACAAAGCCCGCAAGGTTTCCCGTGCTGGCTTTGTTCACTCTCATTGTTGTTCTTGCTGTCAGTGCGCTATTGTTTACCGTGTACACTTGCTTTGTCCGTTTCAATGCCTGCGTTTTCGCTCTGGAAACTCCACGGTTCAAAGCGTTGGCAAATACTCTTTCCGCACCTTTTGGAATACCTGCCAGCAGGGTTCCGGCTCTTTCGATTGCGTCAGAAGTTATTTCAATCATTCGTCCACCATCTCCAATTCCAGAATTATTTCCCCGTCCTCGCAATCTGCTTTTGCGATATAGTAAAGGTTGACTGCTCCGGCTTCGTCAATTTCTATCTGTCGTCCTCTCTTCGGTACACAGCCAAAGTCATATAAAGACATATAGACCAGGCAAGAAACACGGTTGAACCCCTCTGAATTGTCCCCATTTCCTCTTTGCCGTTCGTCGGCTGCCGTATGGTCAATTATCACGGGTATATAATGTTGTTTGCCTTGATACCAAATATCAGTCATTGTTGCCATTTCGCTGCAGTTGTGAAACACTTTCATATCACTGGCAAGCTGGGCTTTGAAATCCATTAAATAGGTGTAGCCACAAACCAGCTGTCTACATCATGCGGAACGCATAAAGGTGCGGAAGACAGATTGAGAAATCTTCTTGCAGGCTTGCGCTTCGTCCATGTGTCCGGTACATACTTACCCTCAACCGTCATAAATTTGCCGTCCGGCTCTTTAATCAGTGTGATTGCTCCGTAATACATTGAATAATCAGCGTTTGTGCTTAACAGTGCCAAGCTGTCAGCTGGTACAAGTGGCTTGTCCTCCGGTGTGTCCGGTTTTGTCCAGTCGTCAAGATACCACTCGTTGTACTTGTAAATATCAAGTCCCAGTTCGTGAATGGTTCCAAGGTATGTCACACCGTTTGGAAGCTGTTTAGGCTGAATGACTGCAAGATTGTAATTTTTTACATCAAGTTGTTTCTGTACTTTTGGGTGATTTACAAACGCATTTGCAACGTCGCCACCCATAACGCAAATATCACAGTTTACAAATCCGGTCTTCTGTACGGTTTCGTGCCAGCGCTTCAAATCTGCGATAGGGTCGGAAGTGTCAGCAGTCCACTTCTTCGCTGCTGTTGTGATTTTCTCTTTGTTTGTAAAAGAAAAGTCAATCACTTCATTCACTCCGTCGCCAATGATGGGAATTTTGCCAGTAAAAATGGTCTGTACGCACATTAACTCTTCACGGCGTAAAATCATTTCTCGCAGCTCCTTGAAATCATCAGACATTTTAAGCACTGCACGTTCAGCAGGTGTTCTGCCAGAATAAAGGCTTTCACCCGGTCTGCGCTGTAAAAGGTCATCAACTGTTGTGACCTTTTCCGGTGCAACTAAAGGCGGTGTGTAGGTCTTTGTTTCATAGCCAGTGTTTGGCACTACCTTTCCGCCAATTACACGGCTGACAAACGGTGCAACCTTTCTGCTTCCTTTCTTGAAATCAACATCAACATTCTTTGTCACGAATGTTTCTTCATGTTTGAAAAATGTACTTCTGAAAAAAGTACGCACGGGCGGTAACTTCTGAACCACTCTGCCCATTGTTCGTGGTTCGTAAATAGATACTTCATTTGCCATGATTGTTTTATCCTCCTTACTTCAAAAAGATTGATACTTTTCGCAGTGTTTCTTTGATTTTTGCTAAATCTGCGCTTGCTTCAAGGTTTAATGCGTCAGCGAAAAACTCACCTGTCAAATAATATGTGACTGGTTCGCCCTTTCCTGCTGCTGCCGCAGAAATTCCGATTGCGTTCGCTTCTTTTGTTGTAGCAACCGGAATGATTTTGTTTTCGTTCTCTGTATCAACCATTACTGGTGCATATTCTTTGATTTCTGCGCCTGCAACTCCCGTTTCCGGTACTGTTGGGAAGTCGCCAGCAAAGAAATTCTTTGGCGCTGTTTCTCTCTTCTCTACTGCGTATTCACTCATTTTGCGCTACCTCCTTATTTTGTATCTGGAAACAACTTGTCAATAGCGGCATTGAACGGGTCTTTTCCGTCACCGCCTGCGTTGTCTTCCGGTGTTACGCCAGATACATTGTTTGCCCCACTGTCCTGTGCGTCCTGCTGGCGGTTCTGAATGTAAGTTCCACCCGCTTTGTTCTGCTCTGCAATGATTTTCACTGCAAGTTCCTGCGCAGAAATAGGGTTTTCAAACTTTGCGTCTGTCGCAAGTGCTGCATAGTTGCCGTTTGCCAAGTCTTCAATACCTTTAATTCTGGCACGTTCTGTGGCTGCGGCTTCGTTCTGGATTGTCGCTACTAAATCCGGGTATGCGGCTTTTAGTGCGTCAACCGTTGTGATTTTGTTTTCTGGTGCTGCCATTTCTGGTTCCTCCTTTTCTTTTGGCTTGTTGATAGGTTCTGTTGCACTATTTACTAAACTACCCGGATTTTGATTGTGCGGGCTGTTTAATAACTGGGTTGGAATACTCTTGAACATGGAAACGTCAATAGGCACTGAATTGACAACGATTTTTGAAGAGTTTTCGACAACTGTTGTGCTGTCTTCAAACATCAATTCATCACAAAAGCCGTTTTCAACGGCAATGTCGCCCGTCCACCATGTTTCATTTGACATAAGCTGTTCTATGTCCTCTGTCTTTTTGCCAGTCTTACTGGCGTATGTATTGACAATACTTTGTTTAATCACTTTCAGTTCATCAGCCATCTTCAAAAAGTCTTCTGCTCTGAAAGTGTCCCAGACTGTCATTGCGGGGTCATGTATCATAAATACACCGTTTCTGGCAATCTTGATTGTGTCGCCTGCCATAGCAATGATTGTGGCTGCGGAAGCTGCCCAGCCATCAATTTTGACTATCACTTTCGCTGAACAATCTTTCAATCTCGTAAAAATCGCATTTGCTGCGAATACATCACCGCCGCCGCTGTTAATGCGCACGATAATTTCCGGCACATCACCAAGCGCCGCAAGTTCTTGATTGAATTGCTGTGGCGTCACCCTGTCTTCCCACCATGACTGCTGGCTGCTTATTGCACCGTATAAAAGCAGTTCCGGTGGCTTGTCCCCGGCTGCCGGGATAAAGTTCCAGAATTTATTTGTTGTCACCCCGTAAGGATTGCCCGGCGTTCTGCTGTCCTGCTGCTGGTTCATTCCCGGCATTGTCTGCGGGTTCTGCTGGGGTGTTCTGTTTGTTTGTGGTTCCATTGGCAATTTTCTTCACCTCTTTCAGTTCTTTTTCTTCGTGTTTCAACTGTTCGACATTGTTATAAAAGTTGCTTCCCGTCATTTGCATTGCTTCATCACTTCTGGTGCTAAAGCCGTTTGACGCTCTCTTTTCTGCGGCTGTAACCTCTTTTACCGGGTCAAGCATACCTTTTGCAGGTCCGTTCCACTTTGCCCCGCAATATGCTTTTCTGATTGCTGGGTCAGTGAAAAAGCCCGGTGCTTTGATACGTCCTTTTGCTACCGCTTCCGTCAGCCATTCTTCGTACACTGGCTGGCAAAAGTCCGCTGATAGCCAGTCACGGTACATATTAAACATTTTCCACGCTTCTTCCAGTGCGCCTTTGCTGGCTGTATAGCTGGAATTAAAGCGCTTCACAAGTAATTCATACGGAATTTCAAGTGCTGCGCCTATCTGCTGGCATATTGCTTCCACAAAGCCGCCAAAATTAGCGTTCGGTCTTCCGGGGTTCGTGTCGTGTGCTTTCTCGCCCTCGTTTAAGTCGATAACGGCGCCCGGCGCAAGTTCAATGGTGCTTTCGTCTTCTGCGTCCACCTGCACTTCTTCCGGCAGCATACTTCCTATGGCGTCTTCTGCGCTTGCGTCTGCCTTTTCAATGAAAATGGTAAACATACCAGACACAACCGCAGCCACAAGCTCTGCGTCCGTGTATCTTCCAAGCTGTTTCAAACTTTCAATAACTGGTGCAAGGAACGGAACACCCCTGCGCTGTCCTATTCTTTCCCGGTTCATCATGTGAAGCACGTTTCTTCTTCCGGTCTTTTGTCCGTATGCTTCAACCCTCTGCCAGCTTATGTCATTGTATGCGTATGACAACGGGTGGTGGTTCGCTATGTGATACGCTATCACTTCCCCGGACTTGTCAACCTCTACACCCCCAACAATCTTGTTGTCTATGGTGTCGCAGTTGTCCGGGCTGCAAAGTCTGTCTGCTTCTATCAGCTGCACACGCAGGTCATACGGCTGGTTTATTCGTGGTTTGACTGGCAATACCGCCAGACAATCCCCAGAAATAAGCCAGTTCATAAAAGCCAACTGCTGCAACTCGTAAAAGTTGTCTATCCTTGACATATCGCAATCATTGCTTTCAGCCCAGATAGACCACTCTTTTTCAATCTTTTTTTCAAGGTTCCGGCGTTCTTCTGGTGAAATTCCCAGCGTTTCTGCGTCAATGGTCGATTTCAACCGCAGCCCACGTCCAACAATGTTGGTGCGCATGGTTTTGACTGCCCCGTTTGCCAGCGGCACGCCCATGTATAAATCACGGGTACGCTGGCGCAATACAGATACATTGTCTTCTATGTCCTCACGACTGCTACCGCCTGCATGAAGCCAGCCTGCAAGTGATTTCTTTGTGACGCTGGCGCCATAATTGCCATACCCGCTGTCCAAAATCTGCATTTTCTGCCTTGCAACCGTTCTTTTCAGTGCTGCTTGCGGTGCTATGACTGCTATTGCCTTATCAATTCCCGCTGCAATTCCCACGCTTTCACCTCCTTTATTGCATGAAAAAAGCAGCCTTTTACAGCTGCTTTCCTTGTTTTTTACTTTCTTTCAGTCTATATATTATCATTATTTTTCGGGCAATGGTGTGCAATCTTTGCCCTTTTCATGCAATTTCGGGCAATTTTTGCTTAGTACGGCTTATACCCCACGTTTTTTCCTCTTACTGGTGTTTCAACTGCTTTTTGTATATCCATTCCCCTTTTTATTCGTTCTCTTAGCGTGTCTGTTCTTATATCTGCCATTTCCGCTAATTCTGTTATTGTTTTTAATTTTCCTTTGTACTCATATTTTTTTACATTGCTTTTATTGTTTTCTTGCGTTTTCCAGTCTGTCCACCTGCAATTCTCCGGACTGTACCCTTTGTCATTGTCCATTCTGTCTATTGTCATTTTGCCTGTGTATCCATTTTCTAAAGCCCATTTTTCAAATTCTTCAAAACTTTCTTTCCATTCTTTGCATATGTAAATCCCTCTACCTCCGTATCTGTCGTATTCTATGGCATTCTCATTTCCTGTTCTATGCAAAATTCCACGCCATATTCTATATAATCTCTTTTTGCTGTTTCCATGCGTTGTAGCCCTTTTTCTTGTTTTCTCTCTTCTGATACAACCACAACTCTTTGTTTCTCCGTTACTCAATTTATCCAAACGGACTGTTGTTTTGTTCCCGCACTCGCATTGGCAATTCCACAATGCTTTCCCGTTTTTATCTGTTCCAGCAAATGAAATCACTGTAAGTCTTCCGAACTGCTGCCCTTTCAAGTCAAACTTTGCGGCGCAACCGCAGCTTTTCGTCTCTCCACTTCTTAGCCTGTCCAAGCGAACTATTGTTTTATTTCCGCACTCGCACTGGCAATGCCACAATGCTTTTCCGTTTTTATCTGTTCCAGCAAATGAAATCACTGTAAGTCTTCCGAACTTTTTTCCAGTCAAATCAATTCGTTTTGGCACTCTTTAGCACCTCCAAACCGTATTTTTCTATAATCTCTGACAGTTTTTTGTAATAATCTGCCGTTGCTTTCGTCGTCTTTAGTATTTTCTTTGCTGACGCATACCCTATCAGTTCCAGTGCGTCTGTTGGCTCTGTTGTTTTCCAAAAGTTTCTATTATCCCATGTTTGTGATATATCATTCCCTATTCTTTCCAGTATATATTCTTTCAACTGTCCACTGCAATTTTTATAAAATCTGAAATATAGTTCCATTCCCTCTGTTTGTGGCAAATAATCTGGCACAATACTATTCTGTGGAAACTCTATAATTTTTCCCATGTGCAATGCTCCTTTCAAAAATGATTGAAAGTGTCTGCAACCCGTGGTACTATATGAGTGTAGCCCATGTGGGTTGCAATGCTCTAAAGTGGCGCAATTACTTTGGTCGGTGGTGCGCCACTTTTTTATTTCTCTGACACTTCTTTATAGACCAGTTCAATTCCCCGTCTTATAACGTCTGCTTTTGACATTCCCGTTTTTTCGCAGCAATATTCCAGCTTTTCAACTTCCTTGTCTGACATTCTTATTCTTGTTTCATGCGTTTTAGGGTCATTTGTTGGTCTTCCTGTTCTGGGTGACAAATATAAAAACCCCCTTTCTTTTGGTGACACATATATAATAACTTTTGTGTCACCGTAAGTCAAGAGGTTTTTATATTTTTATAAATCCCGTGGTACAAATCGTTTTGCACGGTTCCTGCCGCCATATTTTGCCGCATTTTCAAGCGCAGTGACTTTCCCTTGCCAATATTCAATAGACTTCCTAATTTCGGTCAGATTTGCTTTCGTCATTGTTCTGCTGCCTATTGTGTAGGACTGGGCGTTTGTCACCGCCAGTTCCGCTTCCAGCCATGCGTCAAGGTGTCTTTTTGCTGTTTCCAGTGTAATTCCTGCCATTTATAATATTCCTCCACTTCTTCTTCTGCCACGTTTTACAATTTTCTTTGCTGCCGTGGCTTCTTTCTTTTTGTCCGGTTTCTTCAATGGTACATTGATAATTTCAATAGCTGCCGTTGCATAGTTCCGGCAGTCCAGCGCTTCATTTCGTTTGTGTTCGCCTTTGTCTTTCAGTTCCCACGCAAAATACGGTCTTCCCATTTTGTAGCGCATTACCTTTTTTTCCGACGTTAAGCCCTTGAAATACTTTTCGTCATATCCCTTGCCCTCTTCTTTCGGAAAATGGCAAAAGCCGGGTCCCTCTTCCTCCAACTTTAGTCTGTCCATAAGCAGGCTTTTCCCGGTATCAACTCCCAGTGTGAAAAGATATGCGCCCTCACGGTTGCTTTTTGACGGCTTCTGGATATACGCTGCGGCGCTATCGTTTGAACCTTTGATTGCAAATACTCTGCGATTGAACCGGGCTTTGCAGAATTTATATACTTGATTGGTTCTGTGTCCTCCACTGTCAATGCAGACGCATGACAGCTTCATTTTCGTTCCGTCCGGTTTTTCAAAGGTCTGCAATAAGAATGTGTCAAGGTCTTGCCAGACTTGATTGTTGATGTCTGAATTGTCGCCGTATATTGCCGCATACCTAATGCCCCAGCTTTCATATTCTGGACCCCAGCCCACAACTTCAATTTCAAATCTGTCGTCCTGCGTATCTACGCCAGCTGTCAAGTACAGCACTTCTTCTGGTACTTCACACTTGTATTTCTCCCGGCGCTTCATCAGTTCGTCGTCTTCTATGGTTTCTCCGTCCTCTTCCCACGTCTGCCCCATTTCCGTGTTGGTCCATACTTTCATCAGTTCCACATTGCCTTTTTTCATTTCTGCATTGGCAATGATGAACTTTTCAACAACTTCTTGCCATGTGGTCAGCGTTGAAGCAAGCGTGTTCAAGTGGAACCCACGCACGGGGTTGTCTGGGTCTTCATGCACAAAGGTTCCATCAATAAAGTGTTCTTTCCATTCTGCTTCACTGGATATGACGCCGCACTTGCTGCAAGCGTATCTGATTTCTGATAGGTCGTTTTTGTCGAACACAACATTTGACCAGACCAGCGGTTGCAGTTCTCCGCAGCACGGGCACGGTGCGTTCCATTCTCCCCGGCTGCTGTTTTCATATTCCACTTCTATTCTGGAAGCCCCTTTGACTGTTGGTGTTGAAATGTCCACCTGCTTTTTATTCCAGAATGTAGTCTGACGCTTTGAAGCCAGTAAAAGTGGGTCGCCCTCTTTTCCTGCGCTGGCTGGGTATGCGTCTATCTCGTCTGCAAGCAATATTCTGATTGTGTGGCTTCGCAGTCCTGTTGGGCTGTTCGCTCCTGCAATCGTTATAAAGCCGCCCGGAAATATCTTTTGCATGATTGTATTACCGCTGTTGCGGCTCTTTTCGTTGATACGGTCCGCAAGTACGGGCGTATCACGCAGCATAGGTGACAGCTTTTCTTTTGAAAACTTCTCTGCCATGTCTATTGTCGGCTGTATAACCATAATCGGTGACGGGTCATAATGCACATAATATCCAATAGGGTTCAGCACCATTGCGTCTGTCTTTCCCACCTGTGCTGCCGACATAATCACAACTTTTTTTATTGTAATATCTGTTATGGCGTCCATAATCTCTTTTTGATACGGTGCCTTTGCCGTCTTCCAGCGTCCCGGCTCTGCGGAAGACCCGGCAGACAGTCTGCGGAACTTGTCTGCCCACTGTGAAAGTGTCATTTCTGGTGGCGGTTGCAGCACTTTGAAAATCCGTGTGAACATATCAACTGTGTTTTTCTTCATTGTCTACACCGTACCCAAACACTGTCTGGAAGTCTGAAAGTTCTTCCAGCACTTCATCAATGGCGCTTTTCAGCAGCTTAAATATTTCTGTCTGGTCCTTTTTCTTTGATAAAATGGGGCTTAACTTTGCAGGTATAGCCATAAGCCTTGTTTTGAACCTAACAAGCGTGTCTGTCATTACCTGTTCCACGTCCTCTGTGGTGTGTACCTCATTTCTGCGCAGCTGCAATTCCAGTTCTTGTGCTTCTCTTTTTGCTCTGACCAGCTTTGCGCGTTCTGCGTTGTAATCTATTGTACTTTCACTTTCCGGGTTGTTTTTGCGCAAATAATTTATGTACTGGTGGTTTACGGTCTTCAAGTCGTACAGCCCCGGTCTGATTTCCGTTATAACCTTTTCGTCACGCAGCTGGCGCACTCTGCGTTCTGAAATATCCAGCCAAGCGGCAACCGCCTTTGAAGTGTACGCTTTCAAAAACCGCACCCCCTTTCTTTTGTGTCCGAATTGGTCACATTTTTTTCTTTTTTAGCCCCTACCCCTTTATTTTTTACCTGGTCGGAAGCGGAAATGGAATTTTCAAAATTATATCTGGGCAGGTTTTGGGCGTCGCCGTACCCGCAGTGCTTCCAGACCTCCGGAAGAACCTATCAAACGTCGTCCACAACGTCTGTGATTTCGTCGTTTTCGGTGCTTCCATCCGGGTTAATCTCAAATTCTCCCGTTAGCTTCTGTTTGTTCAATTCAAGTTGCTTTTCTGCAAGCTGCAAGCGTCTGTCCTCTAACTCATACGCCTTGATACTGTCCAGCTGCTTGATGATACGCCCATGTAGCTTGTTTAGTTCGGCTTCCACTTTCATTGCTCTTTCAAATGGGCTGGACTTAATGACAGACTTCATGGCTGTTTTATATGTTTCACTCTTGCTGCCCTCTGGGTCTGCGCACTGCTGGTGTTCCATGCCGCAGTCCTCTTCCTGCTGTCTTTCTTCCATGCTCTTTGGTACAATCATGTGTACTATTTTATCTGTGTAAAAGCCGCCTGCTTCCGGGCTTTCATACTCTTTCAATAGGCTTTCCAGATAGGCTTTGCGCAGATACAATGCCTGCAATTCCTCCATCATTTGTGACATTGCGGACGGTGTACCCATGTTCTGTATTGCTGCCGCCTGCTCTGGGTCTATGTCTTCATAGCCTGCCTGCGCAAAGGCTCCATGTGTGACGGCGTTTTTGTTCCCCTTTTTTGCCGGGGTTTTTCCCGCAGCATTTTTATTGCCTTTTTGTCCACCTCTTTTTTTAGGCTTCTTTTTCAAGGCTTCGTCCCAGCCGTCTTCTGACTTCCATTTTCTTATCCGTACTTCTGGCACCCCTGCCAGTTTCGCCAGTTCCGCTGTTTCAATCTTGCCGTATGCGTCCAGATAGCGTTGCATTGACTTGTCCCGTTCCGGGTTCCGTGGTCTTCCCATCTTCTCACCTCTTTTCGTTCGTTTTCATTCTTTCCAACTCTTTCAGTTTACGGAAGATAAAAAATTATGGGCTTTGTAAATTCAAAAAATCACCAAAGCCCACTATTGCCAACGTGCAAATATAACGGCTTAAAGCCTGCTTCGCTGGCTTAAATTATACCAGTAAAACGCAGGCAATGGCGGGCAATGATTGCTTATGCAATCCTCTGAAATTGTGAAATAATCTGGTTCTTTTCAAACCTCTGTGAAAGTGTTTCAAGTGCTGTATCTCTGATATTCTTACACTGTCTTTCACTGTATGAATTGCGTACCGCTACTTGTTCCCATTTGAGGTTGTGCATGTAAAAATCAAAAATAATGCGCTTTTCTTTCAGTTTCAGTCTTGAAACTTCCTGCAAAATCTGCGCTTTTAAGGCTTGTAACTGCTGCACCTTTGCTTCATACTCTCTGATTTCGCCGCTGACATAATCTGGAATATTAAGCGCCATATTTTCTGTTTGTCGTGATATATTATTTTTTCCTTTTGGTAGACCGTCGCACTGTATAGCGCCAATGGGGTTGTAGTATTGGTCCGTCAAGTCATTTATAATCTTTCTGTATATGCTCACCTCCCCATCTATGTCTTTGTAATATTCCAGCAATTCAATTACCTTGCTTCTTTCCATTGCCTGCGCCATTTGCTGTTCCTCCATTTCATTTATTGCCAGTCTTTCCCAGCTGTCAGCCTTGCACGTCAACTTTCTGTTTGCTTGCTGCCTGCTGCCGCTCTTTGTAGCCCATACACTTCATGTATCTTTCCGGCTTTCCGCAGCTTTCGTAATATTCGCAAGACTTGCATACGTTTTCTTGCGTCATTTCCTTTTCCTCCGTGATATGTACCCTGCACACTCCGGCTGCCCTCTTAATAGCTGCATAGAACATGACCCGCCGCACTCATAAGCCTTTGTGATATGCTTTGCACACTTTGTATTCGCACACTGATTGCGGCAAAATACGGGCATATTGTCTGTATTAAGCATTATTATTGGTCTTTCCATCTGCTATACCTCCATTTTTCTTATGAACTGGAAGCACTCTGCTGCGTCGTGCATGGTTCTTATTACTCCATCTTCATCTATGTATACTGCGTCAATAAATTTTGGTTTTGGTGCGTTTCTGTCTTCTATTGGTTCATTTCCAAAATCAATCATAATTTGCAGAACATTGTATATTCTTTCGTGAATAATCATTTTATAATCCGTCATGTTTATTGGCATTTTCTGCACCTCCTATGCTGTTTCATGCAAAATTATCTTTCTGAACATACTTTCAAATATAGGAACCGCAATACTGTTCCCAGCCTGCTTGTATAACGCCATTCTGTATCTTCCAGAACGCTTCTGGACTGCTTTTGCCCTTTCATAGTCTTCGTCTGTATATCCTTGAAGACGCCAGCACTCACGTTCTGTTAAATATCTATAACGCCCGTTTCCGCAGTCAATCACCTGCGCTGGTGTTCTGTCCTGTCTGGTCGTGATTGTGTATGCAAAATCTTTTATTACTGTTGCTCTTCTTATGCCTTTTTCCCCAATCACACTGTACACACTTGGTTGTGTCACGTCATACACTGGCGGCACTTCGTCGTTGTCCAGAAGAAATTCTGATATATCTTTCATTGGCGTTCTGATTAAGTCCGAAAAGTCGAACTTTTCACCATTCAGCACCGATACCGTGAAAACCCTTTCCCGTGCCTGTGGCAATCCAAAGTCCCTTGCGTCTAATATTTGATAATTGCTTGTATATCCCAGCTTTTCCATTTCTGCTATGTATTGTTCAAAATTCTTCTTGTTGTAGCCATTTAATACATTTTTCACGTTTTCCCAGATAACATATTTTGGCTTCCATTCGCCCATATTTTGAATAATGTGTATTGTTTCCCACATCAGACTTGAACGTGTGCCACTTCCTTTGTCTGCTCCTTTTCCTCTGTTTATTCTTCCAGCTTCCGCAGTTGCTTTTCCTTGATGTCCGGCAATGCTCATATCTTGACACGGGCTGCCGTGTATTAAAATATCTGGCTTGAGGTTCCAGCCCACCACTGATTGTGTCTTGTATTCCAGTTCTTCCGCAAACATTGCGTTATATGACCTTACGGCGTTTTCGTCTATCTCCACATAGTCAATGGCTTTTGTTGGAATGTTCAAATTTCGCAAAGCACATCTGGGGGAACCAATTCCCCCAAATAGTTCTAAAATCTGTACCACGTCTACACCTCCCGCAACGCTATTACACAATAGCCCTCTTCAAGTGCGCTGCTGGTCGTGTCGTCGTCCATGCAGATAATTTTCATGTCAGCCGTGTTTCCGGTTGCTCTTCCCTCTGCAAACTCAATCAGCTTCACTGTGTCGCCCTCTCTGTAATCGTCATTTTTCAAAATCATATATGGTCTTGTATGGTCGATTGCAACGGCTTTCATTTTGTCCGGTGATACTCTGATTGTTTTTTCTTTTCTTTCATCAGACGGCAAGTGCTGCATTTTCTCTTCCTGCTGCATTTCACGCAGTTTCTTTTGTGTTTCCCGGTCAATAGCTGATTGCTCTTCGTTGTATCTCTCTTCGTCCGTCTTCTGCGCTTCTCTGCGGTTCTCATAGGCGTTGCAGCTGGTCACGGTTGCTGTCTTGTCGTGGCAATCCTCATAATGTGTGCAGCTGTAACAAAGTGATGTTATCTGTTCCGGTTGCGGGTCAATGTATTCTGACTGCTGCCCGGCTGCGTCTTCTGTGCCCTCTGTGGCTTCTCCTGCTCCCTCTGTGGCTGTTTCTTCCTGCTGCTGGTCTGTTTCATTGCCTGCGGTGCTTTCTCCCGCTCCTGCGGCTTCCTGCTTCTCTTCCATCTGTCCCGGTATCTGCTGTGACGCTTCCCAGTTCTTCTTTAACTGCTTAACGTCTGATAACGTCAGCACTTCATTTTCCCGGAATACCTCTGCCGCTTGCTGCTGGTAATCTTCCGGCAGCCCGGACGCTTCATAAATGACAGATACAACAATTCTGTTTGCCCTAAATTCTGCCATCAGTTCTGGAATGATATTGTTATAAATTGCCTTATATCTTCCAACCTGTGCCGGGGACGTTTCTATAATTTCCGCTAATAAGTCACGGGTCCTGCCCGGAATGTTCATGCTTTCTTTTAATTCCAGCACCAGTTTTTCTGTTTCCAGTGCTTCTGTCATTCTTTCCCAGTCTGTTTTCTCTCTGAAACGGTTTGCCATAATCAGTGCCAATCTGTCCAGTATGGCGTTTTTCTTCGGCTTGATTAAGATTGGAACCCGTCTGAAACGCTCTTTTCCCTCGTCCACAAGCTGCATGACCGCCAGCCGTCTTCTGTGTCCTGCAATGATACGGCACTTGCCGTCCTCTTCCTCTTCTGTCACCAGAAGCGGTTGCAGCACTCCCAGAAGTTCAATGGACTGTTTCAAGTCCTGCACGTCCTCTACGCTGTAAAAGTTGCCTTTTGACGGTATAAGGTCGTATATATCAGCTGTACTGCTCACGCCCTCTTCTGGCGTGGCAATCTCTGTGCCTGCTGCCTGCTGCTGTTCTGTTTTCTGCTGCTCCCCAGCTTCCTTTGACCGCTGGTTTAATAACTCTGTCAAGTTGAATTTCTTTGCTGCTCCTGCCATTGTCTTTTCCCTCCTAACGTGTCCGAATTGGTCACATTCTCAACCATTCTTCCACTAACGCTTTATAGTCGGCACTTGCGCCGCAGCGTGGGGAATATAAAATGATTGGTAATCTTTCAAATGTGCTGGGCTTCATTTTTGGTGTCTTTCTGATATGTGTATTGAATACTGGATATTCAAGCGTCTTCAAGAACTCTTCGCCCTGCGTGTCTGCTTCATTGGTTCTGTCGTACTGCGTCACAAAGCAACCGCAGAAGCGCAACTGTGGGTTCAAGTCCTCACGGGTGTTGTCAATCTGTTCTTTCAGTTCTGCCAGACCGTCTATTGCAAAATCATCAATGGTTATAGGCACCATGACGTCTTGTGAAGCTACCAGCGCATTTATGGTTGAAATGTTAATGTCTGGGGCGTTGTCAATAATGCAGTAGTCATATTCCTGCTGTAAGCCGTCCAGAAACTTTTTGAAGCGTGTCTGTTGCGGTCTTGACTGGTCCAACATGACTTCAAGGTTGGCTGTAAGCAAATTCATGTTTGCTGTGATAATGTCCAGCCCGTCAAAGTCCGTGTGTTGGATAACCTCTGCCGGGTCAATGCCCCGCTGTGTCATTACCTCTGCCGTGCCCTTATGGTCATAGCTGTGGCGGTTCATAATCTTGCTTGCGTTGCCCTGCTTGTCATTGTCAATCAATAAGACTTTGCAGCCTTTGACTGCTGCCAGAATGTGTGCCATATTTACGCTGGAAATGGTCTTTGCCACTCCCCCTTTGAGATTGATAATTGATAATGTTTTCATGTGGTATTCCTCCTTGTATCTGGTATGAATTTATAGTTGCTTTCCCAGTAATGCACGGGGCGGGACTTGAACCCGCACCCGGCAGCTTCGGTGGCTGCTGCGCTATCCATTGCGCCACCCGTGCTTCTAATTCTCTTTGTAGAAAAATCTTAGATACCAAAGTGTCATATTGCCGTCTTCCTTGTATTCCAACTGCATTGTTGCGCCCGTGTTCTTGCAAAATGTCTTTACCGGGTCTGCCGTCTTTAGTTCTTCCAGTCTTTTCATTCCTCTTTTATGCTGTTCTTCAAGCGTTCCGTCCTTTTCAAAATCTTCCTTGCAGCTTTTTAAACATGAATGTTTTTGGTCTTCTTCTCTTCGGTACTCTTTGTCAACCAATGTGCCGTTGTCGTATGCTTCTACAATGTCAATCCAAGTTTGACGTGTACTACACTTTTCATCAGCCGCCCAGCTGCGCAGTGTGTTGATTTTCTTTCCCCAGTATTGCGCTGACTTTTTAGCTTCTTTCATTGTGTCTGCTGTATCTGCCAACTGCGCTTCTGCTCTTTTTATTCTTGCTTCATGGTCCATGGAAGAAAAGAAACAAATCGTTGCTGTTCCTAACCTCTGTTGTTTAGCGTTCATAACGCAAGTGTAATTCAGATTTTGTTTTTTAAGCTGTCTGCTCATTTTTTGGTATTCTTTTTTGATTTCCTGCAATGTCATTTTGCGTACCTCCGTTTGCTTTACTTCTTTAACTGTCTTTATTATATACTTACGGAAGTATAAAGTCTATTGACATTCTGCACAATCTTACGGAAGTATATTTGTATATTTTGTATACTTCCGTAAGTATTTGTTATTATCTGCCACGGCGTTTCAGTTCGTCTGCAAATTCTCTGACCGGAACTTTCACGGTCAATGGTTCATACTTCCCGCAGCCGTCCAGTTCATACAAGAACTGTGTTTCACCTTTTTTCAGATAGTGAAGCGTCGCAATGTCTGTAACCTTATGCAGTGCAACTGCTGCCGTTGTAATCACCGTGCAGCCCTGCGGCAAGTAAAGCGCTTCTTTTGTTTCTCCGTCCTTTGTTGCCTTGATTGCTACTGTGTCCCCAATCTCTAACGGGCACACCGCCTTGAAAAATTCTGCTTTCATTCCTCTTTGTCCTCCTGTTCGTGTTTCTCTCTGTTCTGTCTTCTTACCTCCCAGCCAACTTCTCTGACCACTACAAAGACCAGATATAAAATACCCAGCCCCACGCAGACTGCAAAGAATGTTACCAGTGCTTTTACAACCTCAATCAGAAATGCAATCATTGTTCTTTCCCTCCCTCATTTTCTGTTTTGCCCAGCGCCGCCAGTGTCATTTCTGCTTTCATTCCATCTGATACGCCGTACTTGTCG